CCCCGGCCCCGAAGGCCAAAGCCGCCCCCAAGGGGAAGGCCAAGGCTGCACCGAAGGCCAAGGCCGGGAAGCCCGATCCGCTGGCCGGTATCGGGGACGGCGACGACATCCCGTACTAAGCATGGAGAAACCTGACTGGATGAAGGCGGCTGCTGACCAGGCCGGGGTGGAAGCCCCTGTGCCTGGGTCGGTGGCCCCGCCGATGAATCCCAAGCTGGGCTTGCATGTGGACGGGGACTACCTGGCCTACTACTGCTCGGGCAACGACGACACTGACCCATCCCGTGCCCGTCAGAACGTCCTGGACAAGCTGTACACCAGCCGCCTGATGTCCGGGGCAGGCCACGTCGTCATGCACCTGACCATGAGCGGGTCCCACAAGGGCCACCGCTATCAGGCCGCAACGGTCAAGCCGTACCAGGGCCAGCGTAACAGCGGACGGCACCCGAAGAACTGGGAGTTCCTGCGGGAATACCTGGAGACCTACGACGGCCCGGACTTCACGGTCAAGCTGTGGCGGGACCGGGAGGCTGACGATGGCATTGCCTTTGCTGCCGAGAATGCTGCCCGCCTGTACGGTACCCCGTACATCGTGGTCTGCACTCGGGACAAGGACATGCGTATGCTGCCGGGTCTGCACCTGGACTGGATGACCTACCAACTGACCGAGGTCCCGCCCGGGGCCTACAGCATCACCCGATCCCCCGACGGCTTGCAGTATGGCCTGAAGTGGTTCTGGCTCCAGATGCTCCAGGGCGACACGGCGGACAACATCCCCGGCCTGCCCAAGCTGGACGGCAAGCAGTGCGGCGAGGTCCGCGCCAAGTCCGCCCTGGCTGGCACCAGCAGCGTGATCGAGGCCTTCGATGTCGTGGCTGCGGGATACCATGACCACTATGGCAGTGAGTGGGCGGATCGCTTCGTGGAACAGGCCAGCCTCCTGTGGCTGCGCCGGGATCGACAGGCGGACATCACGAACTTCCTGGGCTGGCTGCCCGGCCTGGGCCACCCGCGTATCAGCACGGTGGTCGAAGCAGGAATCCGCCTGCAAGAACGGATCAAGGAGTCCAATGCAACGCTTGACGCAATCCACCGCAACGCCATACAGGCTGCGGACGCTGGCTGAACAGGGTGGCCGCTGCGCTATCTGCAACCAGCCTTGCGATCCGAAGGATGCTGTCCTGGATCATGACCATGTGACGGGTGAGTGCCGGGGTGTACTGCACCGGGGCTGCAACTCCATGCTGGGCAAGATCGAGAACCATCGGCGGATCGCCAAGCTGACCACGGCGGAGGCCCTGAGCCGCTTTCTGCAAGGCGTCCTGCCCTACCTGCATAAGGGTGGGCTGGGCGTCCTGTATCACACCTACCGAACCGAGGCCGAGAAACGCCTTCGGACCAACGCCCGCCGCCGCAAGGCCCGAGCAGCACAAAAGGAGCAAGCATGAGCCTTGTCTATACCCGCACGATCAAGACCCCGGCTGGGCCGGTCCTCCTGGAAGTCGAAGACCTCCACGGACGCTATACGGTGGAGTACCTCTACAGCTTCAAGGCTGCGGATGGCCGCGTGTTCCATCATTCCGTCGCCATTGCACGGGAGCAGATCGCCTACAATCGGGACATCGTGCAGCACATCGAACGGGAAGCCCTCCAGCGCCTGGGCCGTGAACTGTTCCAGGAGGTCTGATGACCCGCCGAAAGAAGCACAGCGGCGTTACCTATGACCTGGCTACCTTCATGGAAGCCACGCCCCCCGAGGGTTCTCGGATTCTGGTGGCGGATATTGAAACCAGTCTGATGCTGGTCCAGGTGTTCAGTATGTGGAAACCCCACGTCGGGGCCGAGGACATCGTGCAGGACTGGAACATCCTGTCCTTCGCTGGGAAGTGGCTGGACAAGGAGCCGGTGCTGTATCAGTCCATCCGGTTCCAGGACAACCCGGTCAACGACTTCCCGCTATGCCGCAGCCTGCACCATATCCTGTCCACTGCCGAGGTCGTGGTGGCCCACAATGGCAAGCGGTTCGACCTGCGCAAGATTCGTTCCCGCATGGCCCTGAACCGCATGCCGCCGATCCCGAACGTCCGCGTGATCGACACGCTGCTGGAGGGCCGCAAGCAGTTCGGCTTCACCAGCAACACCCTGGCCTACCTGTCCGCCCGCTTCGGGGAGGATGGGGTTCGCAAGGTGACACACGCCAAGTACCCCGGCAAGGCCCTGTGGCGGGAATGCCAGAAGGGGAACCAAGACGCCTGGGATGAAATGGAGAAATACAACATCCCGGACGTGGTGAGCCTGGAAGGGGTCTACAAGGAACTGCGCCCGTGGTACCAGGGGTCTCAGAACCTGGCGATCTTCAAGGACCCGCACGATGTCCCGGAGGGTGCCCACTCCTGCCCAAACTGCGGAGGCCACAACCTCCAGAAGCGGGGCACGGTGTTCACCCAGGTCAACCAGTACCAACGGTACCGCTGCAACGATTGTGGCGGCTGGTCCCGTGGCCGTGTGCCGCTGCTGTCCCGCGAAGATCGGGCGCACGTCGCAATGAATTAAGGAGAATCCATGCGCAAGTTGTTGAAAGCATTGTACAAACTGCTGACCAGCCCGTTCATCGGCCTGGGCCTCCTGGTCGCCGCCGTCGTGGACGGCTACCAGGTGGGGCGTCAGCATGTGTGGGGCCAGTTCCTGCGCTGGTGGGTCGAGGAACCCAACCTCCCGGCCCTGCCTCCCGGATACGCCAGCCAGCCGGGAGACAAGCAATGAGCGCGGGACGCAAAGACGACCAGGGCAAACTGCGCTGGAGGCTCCTGCGCCACTCCATGACCCTGGCCCTGGAATCTGTCCTGCGGGTCCTGTCCTTCGGGGCAGACAAGTACGGGGAGGAGAACTGGAAGCTGGTCGAGGACGGCCAGCGCCGGTACCGGGACGCCCTGGATCGTCACCTGGCGGAAATCGACAAGGGCATCCTGGTGGACCCGGACACGGGTGAACCCCACCTGGCTCACGTCGCCACCAACGCCCTGTTCCTGCTGCAACTCCAACAGGAGGAGGCCCAGCGGGCCAAGGCGAAGCCCTCGAAGCAGTACGCCTGGCGGCTGGGTGATTCGCTGGGCATCCGCCCGACGCCCTCCTTTGGCCTGGAGACCGTGGAGGTGGCCTACTTGGGCGGGCGTGTGTTCATCGGAGACCCCCGCTTCATCATCTGGAGCCAGGTTGCCAAGTGGAGGCCTCACAATGGCTGACTACATCGTCCACAAGGCCGTTAGCCTGGACAAGGTGAAGGTTGCCCGCCGCAAGGTCCTGTCCCAGCCGGACTACCTGGACAGCAACTACCTGGGCCAGCGCAAGTATGACGGCTGCTCGGTGGTGTTCAAGCTGGGCATCGCCGGTGAGGGGGACGCGGTGCTGTCCCGCACTGGGGAGCGTGTCCTGTCCCTGGAGTGGATGCTCCCCTTCCTCCAGCGTATCCTGGCGAAGTCGGTGGTCCAGCACGGGGGCATTGCCCTGCTGGCCGAGGCATGGCACGAGACCCTGCCCTTCGAGAAGATCAGCGGGAACTACCGCCGCCATGAACCCTGGCTCGATCCGGTCATCAAGGTGTTCGACCTGATCCCGCTGGACAACTTCAACGACGGGTTCTGTGGGTATCCCTACATGACCCGCATGTCCTGGATTCTGGAGGCCCTGCCGGATGGTGCCCGCTGCTCGGTGGGCAACCCCGGCCTGGCCGAACTGTCCTTCGTCAATACCCATTTCACGCCGAACACGGCGGGGTACCCGGCCTGGCAGCCCTACTGCGACGTTCTGGTCGCCAAGGGTGGCTACGATGGCCTGATCCTGCGGGACCCCTATGGTACCTGGACCCGAGGCTCGGGCACCACCGGGGAAATCCTGAAGCTGAAGCGGGTGCTGTCCTTCGACCTGCGGGTCCTGGAGGTCAACACCGTGACGGGGGCCAAGACGGGCCGGGATGTCCACAAGCTGGTAGTGGAGTTCCAGGGCAAGCGCCTGGGTGTGGGCAGCGGCGTACCGCACAAGCTGGAGGATGTCCCCAAGGTGGGCGACATCGTGGAAGTGGAAGCGATGGACCTCAGCGGGGATGGCCTGCTGCGGGAACCCCGCTTCAAGGGAATTCGATTCGACAAACTGGAGCCTGACACATGAGCACTCAATTTGAACTGCAAGACAAGCTGGTGATGATCCTGGGCGGAGCCATCCAAGCGGCTGGTGGCACCCTGGTCATCAAGGAAGACGACATCATTGAAGCCCTGCAAGGCAACAAGAAGCTGTCCTTCAATCAGGATCGGCAGAATCGCACGGTCACGCTGACCCTGACCGACCCGCCTGAGCCTGGCGTCATTATCCACTAGCGGCGTTGTAAGGGCTTAACGGCCCTACCCGCCACCCTAGTACCAACCGCATCCTGATCGCCCCACCACGGGGCTGTACGCAAGCCCTGGAGGTATTTGCAGTATGATTCTCACCCAGCAAGACATTGAGCAGGAAATGCTGGACTCGGGCCGGGAACGCGCCCGCCTGATGATGGCGAAGAACGAGGAACAGGGGCGGGCCAACGCCAACGCATACGCCACTCCGATATTCCGCCGCTTCGTCCAGCCGCTGGCGGACATGATCCGAGAGGCCGAGCATGGCAAGAAGGCCGGGCGACAGCATGCCCACCTGGCCCTGCTCAAAGGGCTGGAGGAGGAGACCGTGGCGTACATCGCCGTGCGGTTCATGCTGGTGTCCCTGCTTCAGGACCCCGCCGAGGACAAGCTGCGCCGCTTGTCCACCAGCCTGGGCAAGCTGGTCCAGGACGAGCAGGTCCTGCGCCAGTTCAAGAACGCGGAGCCGGAGCGGTTCTGGATGCTCCAGCAAGTCCTGGAGCGGCGACAGTCCAAGGACCCCAGGCACCGGATTGTGCTGGCCCACAAGGACATGCGCAGCCTGGACCTGGAACCCATCGCCTGGGGGCCGGGCAACCGGGGACCAGGTGGGGGCCTACCTGATCGAGCGCCTGCGGGCCATCGGCATGCTGGAGGTATGGCACCACACGGTCAAGGCCGGGGGCAAGTTCGTCACCACCTCCCGGATCAGGCTGGCCTGGGAGGTCCTGGAAATGCTGGATGGGATGCGGGACATGATCGAGGAGACCATGCCCTACTTCCTGCCCTGCGTGGAGAAGCCCCTGGACTGGCCCGGCCTACACGGGGGTGGGTTCCACACCCTGGCAATGCAGCAGCGGGCACCCGTGGCCGTGCTGAAGGGCAACCCCGGAGGCGGGGACATCACGGTCCTGACCAAGGCCCTGAACGTCCTGCAAAGCGTTCGCTGGCACATCAACGGCCAGGTCCTGGACATCGCCCGAGGCATCAGCCGGATCATGGAGACCGAGG